TGATAATTATCAATAGCAAATAATGAAGTTATATTAGCATTAGCTTGGTTTGAGTAAGCTTGTAATAGTGATATGTTAGCATTAGCAGCACTTAAACCACCTTGTAATAATATGGTATTTGCTGAAGCATTGTTTGCCGTATTAAATGCTGGCTGCACTTGTGGAAATACGTTGTTTGCCGCAGCAAAAGCTGCAGCAGAATATATTTGTAATGAAGTTATATTAGCATTAGCTTGGTTTGAGTAAGCTTGTAATAAACTTATATTAGCGTTAGCTTGATTAGAATACGTTACTAACGATGCATTATTAGCTACTGCACTATTAGCAATTAATCTTGCATATCCATCAACACTATAACTTAACTGAATACTATTAGCAGCAGCAAAAGCCGCATTAGCTGTTTGATAGGCATAATCAATTACCGGCGGTGTAATACCATAAGATGATGTGACTGTAGAACCGTCAGGCAATACTACGCTTGTGCTAGTTGAAGTAACATTGGCGCCATAGTTTAACGCTGTTTTAATTGCAGTTAATGGTACGGAAATTGAATAGTTCATGGAGATACTAAATCGGTTTTAAGTTTTGTTGTACCAATTAAAGTAATTAAATTCTTTTGAGTTGAACCTAAATTATTAAATTGAGCTGTTGTTTGATAATCATTTAAAATTGCATAAGCATTTTGATAAAAAGAAATATCAGCATTTTTTGAATTATCGAGTGTAGTTTTTAAATTTGTCAAATCTGTTACAATTGTATTCATGGCTGAATTGGAAATATTGCTAGATAAGTTGCCAGTACTAACATCAATACCAATTGAGTTACTTAATGTAATAAAATCATTAACAATTGTCGTAGTAAAACTTGTTAATGTATTTCCAACGTATAAACTAGTAAAACTACCAAGAATTGGAATATTATTTTGTATACCGTCTGATTGACTTGTTATATTTAACATTTGTCGACCAACAGTTAAAGCAGAATTTAAATCTGGAATTACCGCAGCATTAATTGATCTTGTAACTCCAGAAAGATTATTTGTGTGAGTTGTAAAATCAGTTAATGATGATTGTGTACTAACCGCAGTCTGTGACATTGTATTTGCAGTACTAGAATTGGTATTATACGAATACGTTCTTGTATTTGATAACGCTATAATACCCGTAACAAATACAGCAAGAGTGCCTAAATTATTATTATGCGGATTTTGATAATAACCAGTAGCAGTTGCATTGGCAATATCATTGATTTGCCATTGCTTTAATTGTTGTGGCTGATTATTTAATAAAGTTATAACACCAGCCGGTAGTTGCTCCGCACCATTGAATTGCGTATTACCAGAATAACCTAATCTTGAAAAAATACTCATTTATTATTCCATTTAAACTTCAAAAGGTTGAGTTGGTGGTGAGGTAGGGAATCCTTTGTTACCAATGTGTACATGGGTATCTAATTTTAATCTAAGTCCTTCCAAAGGACCAAATATATCTGAAACCATTGGTGCAAATGCTGATACTGTACCTATAATTACTCCGGTAGCAGTTGGTCCTGTTCCGCCGGCATTTATTCCACCTAATGTTGTTATACCGGCATACGGATTTGTAGAAGTTGGATCGCCGGCATGGATTCCAGTACCGGCACTAATTGATCCGGTAGAATGTAAAGACTGAGCGTGAACTTCCCCACTAACTGTTACATCGGTCTGAAAAATAGCTTGTTTAGCCGTTGCAAATGTAATATCTTCAAGTGGCGAAATAAAATTCATTTTTTTAGAAGCTGTAACATTATAATTTCCTTTTACCAAAAGGTCATAATCTTTTTCTACAGTTTGTTTTACACTACCTTTTACATGAGTAACTGCATCACCACCAACAGTTATTTCAGCATTTCCTGTAATACTAATATTACATTGACCACCAATAATTACATTACCATCTTTGGCCGTAATATAATATCCATTACCAACAATTTTATGGACTTCTGTACCATCAGGTTGAATTTCTGTGAATGTTCCTGCCTTATGTTGAGTACGAATACATTCGGCCCCAGGAGTATCATCAAAGAATTGAAAATGACCAGACTTGGTCTGCATTACATTATTATGTGGATACTTAGCTGCGTATGCTGATGGTGGTTCTTGAATTTGTGCCATTATGGTAGACTCATTGTAGTAGGAGTAAATCCAGCCGCAGCATATACATCTGCTGTTGCGGCTGCTTGGAGTTGAGTATTTGCTATTGCTAATTGACCAGGAGTTACCAAAGATGCTCCGGCCTGTGCTGTAGTTGAAGCCAAAGTAGCCAAATTATTTGTAAATTGTTTTATTGAACCTTTAATTTCATCTACAGATTTCGAAACTTCATCAAATGCATTATCGCCTGGTTCTGCAGTATCAGCAATTGCTGCTTTAAAACTTGCAACCATTTGTTTTTTTATTGTAGCAATACAATCTTTAAAATAACCAAGTAGTTGAGCAGGTAAAGATAAAATGAATGCTAATAATTGTTTAATGGCATTAAGATAAGCAATAAATTTAGTAATACTATTGGTTATTTCTTGAACAAAATCTGCTGCAGCTTTAATATCTTGTGCAATTGCTTTTAATTGAGAAACAAAACCATTAGAAGATGGACTTACACCAAGAGCTTTCAAAATTGCTTGAATAGCGGTACGAATTGATATTACAACTTGTCTAGCAAAACCACCGGCTTGTGCAATTGCCATACCAACATAACTACTAGAATCACAAGCATGAGAAAGAGATTGATTTGCTATTTTTATTCCAGTATTGGCTGTGGCTCCAAGTCCTGTGGCATAAATTGAAATATTGGTGGAACCTTTTTTATTATTTTCATCAACATTTGTTGAAATTGCTTTATTTGGTTGCTTACTGACAACAGGCAAATCTGCAGCAGTTTTTGTAGCTTTTGCTTGTGCATCAACCAATGCTTTAGCCGCCGTTTCGTTTGTAAACGATCCGGGAAAATTAAAAAAATTAGGATTACTTTGTGCGTTAGCTGGCATTTTTTTCTTTAATTATTAATTCCTGGTAATACTCCCATCATAATTGGAAATTGACCAGATTCTCCATCCATAAAAAATCCAACAATCCAGTCACCTTCCGAAGGAGCACTAAATGTTTTTGCGGCATTTATAGGGTATAAAGGCATTGCCCAAGGTAACAACGATGTAGGTAATACCGATGTATCATCTGTGTGCCAACCAATGATACGAACTCTTGCACGGCCAGAAGCTAAAGGGTCGCCAATATCTTCTACAATACCAACCCACCACACAAAACCATTGAGACCGGCAAAGTTATTACGATTAATCATATTTGTACACCATCACTTAATTGTTTTAATACACTATCACTACTATTAAATCCAGGATAATTTGAAGAAACACTATCCTTAATCAATTCTATAATAGATATATATGCTCCAGTTTTGGCTGAGACCGAGTGTCGAACAGCTGATATTAAATATTTACCTGAATAGAATGGATCCGGCGTTCTTAAAGAATTAGAACCTGCTTCAGAGAAAGCAACAGGATCAATACCGTAAGTATTAAAAGCAACTGCCATACCTGCACACAAGTTGTGGTCACCTGGTACACTCAATTTAATTCTCATGTAATTAGCTAAACCTAATTGTGCCACACGATTTGGAATATATCTTTCAATGTAAATGTCGTTTGGTGCCGCATCTGGTAATTGAGATATGTAAGTGTTTTTCTTTTGTTCTGAATTACCTGAGGCCAATCTTAACGCACCAACTTCTAAACCTGCCACCTGAGTTCTAGTAGCAGAATACAAAGCTTGACCTAACCGGTTTTTATAACCATTTGAAATGTTTGTTAATGGATTACCATTTAATTTTGAACCTGCATATTTACTATAATCAAACATACCATCTGTTTTATTAACTTTTCTCAATAGTGGGTCAAATGTAATTACTTTATTTGCAAATATTCCATTTGTAGTTGCATTAAGAGTATCAAAATATTCTAACACTTCAAAATTTAATGCATTAGTTATTTTTTGATTTGTATTAGTTTCAGTAATATTTTTTGGATCATACTTAAATGTTTGATACGCAGACTGAGCAAAAAGAGTTTGTAACGATTTAAAATAATAACCTGTACTATTTTCATAAAACAACATATCAGAACCTTTTTTACCATCAGGTTGTGCATATGTTGATAACCAATTAATTGTTTCAAATAATTTTTTGTTAGGTAAAACAAAATCATAAGCACCTAATGTGGCATCAATATAAAGTTTTTTCTTGGTTCTTACATAATTTGTTAAAATATCATTAACAATGAAATCAATTTGTTTACCACCATAACCTTTAGATAAACGGTTTTGTTCTGATATTAAAAATTCTTCTGACGTAAAGTGTAGGACATATATTTCGTAACTATTATTATCACCAGTTACTCTTTTACCCATTTTATAAACTCTATAGTTTCTGGATAAAATTCTACTATCATCAGTTGTTTTTTGTAATTGAATTTGAATAAATTCAGTACCATTAAGATAAAATTTAGAAACAATACCTAAAGAATCATTAATAACTACATCACCAGAAATAGTTGAACTGTAAATATCTTCATACAAATTTAATTCTTGCATTAACGGTTTTAAATTAACAATACCATTAACCGGTGTTACTAAATTTAAGGTTACTAAATTGTACTCGGTAGGATACCGCATTATAATCTCACTAAATTTTTATATTGTAATTCTATGTCACTAGCATAATTGTTATTGATTAAGTTAATATTTCTTTTTGATTCATTTAATTGGTTTTCATAATCATAAATTGATAATGCATTTTTAGATATTGTATAAGTTATAGTACCACCGTTACCAAATGTTTGTTTTGTTGTTGATGTTGATAATGAATTATAAGTAACTTGGTCAATCGCTATAGTTTTAATTGCCGTTGTTTGTGTTGTATCATCATATGTTGTAATTATTTTTTGATATTCATATGGAGTTTGTTGTGTGTAAGAAAGAACATTATCTACACCACCAGCAACTGTTTTGTACTTGTCTTGTAAATATGATGTGAATTGATTTGATGTCATTACCCAATTTGATTGTGCATCCAATAGATGTGGATTACCATATAATACAATCCAATAACGATAAGGATCGCCGTAGTATTTGTTAGCAATACTTTCCGGTGTATCACCATCTTGTATAGAATACTGGTAAAATAATAATGGATTAGTTGCTAAATTAGGAATCAATTCTGTACGAATTAATAAATTAGTCAATACATTAAAGTTACCATATTGGTCAGCATTTAAAATTGAAGGTAGTGAGCTAAAGTATCTCATTTAAATACCTATAAAATTAGGACTAGTAGGATCTGAAGTGTCATTGAATGCATTTTTTTGTTGTTGATTATCAAAATTTTGTGCAATTTGACTGCCTTTAAATTGGTTTTTAGTAAGCATTGTCATTTCTTTGAATTGTAATGTTAAACGAGTTTGTACTGGATAACCATCTTTGTATGCTGACCAACCATTTGGAGCATAATCAACAGAAACATCTTCCAAAACACAATCATTAATTTTAAATAATTTGGCTGGATTTGCACTACTAATAGTACTTGTGCTGGCTTCATTTAAAAATCCCAAACCAGAATTAGTAAGAGCAGTATTAAAAATATTTGATATCAAACCGCCGCCTAAAAATTTAAAATCAATTGAAAATATTTGTGGAGGAGTTAAAAATTGTCCTGATTTTCCTACTTGAGCACCAGAAATACCAGGCAAAGAATAATATGTTAATGTATCACAAACGTTTTGAATTGTTTTTGCTTCAGCCGGAGATTTTGGAGTCATTAAAAATTCTAACTGAAATGTTCTAAGTGCAATACCTTTATACAACAATTGCATTTGAGGATTAACAAATACACCAGCGCCTTGAGCAGCTAAAGAACCAAGTTGTCCTGTTCCACCTAAAACAGAAGATAATTTATTTCCTGCAAACGCAGCAGCGGCTATAGCATAAGGATTTACACCGCCTTGTGCCATTGCTCCTTTAGATGCATCAGCTGCAAAATTACCAGCAAATCCTAAAATACCTAATTCTTCAGTAAGACTAACATCTGAATACGATGAATTATAATTAACTTGTAAATTTTCAGGTAAGAACAAAGAAATGCTTGCCAACGGAGCACCTTTTTTTTCTGGCTCATAATTTGCTGCTTCCGTAACTGTACCGATTGTTGAACTACTGAGAACAGTAGCAACACTAGTTAGATCGCTAGACAAAGAAGCAGTCGTAAAGTTTCCTTTTGAATCAACTAAATTTCCAACAGCTGTTCCGACAGACTTAGCTATATTGGTAACTTCACTCAATACACCATCAACAGTAAGATTGCCTAATTTTGTAGCTAATTTTGTTCTATAATCGTATGCTTGAATGAGTACAGCATGACCCATCGATGGATTAGAAGCTAAATCTGATGGGAATATCAGATTTTGAACTTGATTATTAGTGTTAAATAAACTAGCTAATGGCCCCTTGGTGATTGAACTGGTGCTGATACCAGCAATACTAGTAGGTAATATTTGAAAACCCATGGTACTCTCTTTTATGTGAATATATATTATTTATGGCATATTCCGGTCAATTTAAACCTAAAAACCCTCAAAAATATATTGGTGACCACACCAATATAGTCTACCGTTCTTCGTGGGAAGTAAAAGTAATGGATTGGCTTGACCGAAATCCAGATATTTTAAGCTGGGCTTCAGAAGAATTGATTATACCATATAAATCACCAGTTGATAACCGTTTACACCGTTATTTTCCCGATTTTCTTGTTAAAATGAGAACCAGAGAAGGTAAACTCAAAACAATGTTACTTGAAGTTAAACCAAAAAAACAGACACAAGAACCAGAACAAAAGAAAAGAATTACCAAACAATACATCAATGAAGTAACCACATGGGGCGTAAACCAAGCCAAATGGAAAGCCGCAACGGAATATTGTTCTGACCGTGGATGGGAGTTCATGTTGATAACAGAGGACCACCTAGGCCTCAACTAAATAGTCCATGGCATCTAAACTTACACAAATTACATCGCAAAAGTCTACTGCAGACTTACAATCTATGTCGAGAGAATCATATCAATGGTTACTCACTAAGATTAATGAATTGAGAAATCCTTCACAGATTCCTAAAGGAATTGCTTCTGAAGATTTTAGAAAAAACAAAAGGTTCATTTTAGGTGGTTTATACCATTTTTATTATGACCCAAAAGGTAAAGCAGATTTAGATTATTATGACCGTTTTCCATTGGTATTGGCATTAGAGAAATATCCAGATGGTTTTCTTGGTTTAAATCTTCATTATTTACCAATTAAGTACAGAGTGGCATTCTTGGATAAGCTCTTGGATTACGCAATCCTGGACGCAGACAATGATCCGAGAAGGTTGAGAGTCACCTACGATATTTTACAGGCCTCCAAGCGCTTTAAAGAGTTCAGGCCGTGTATCAAAAGATATTTACATAGTCACATTAAGTCTAAAATACTTACCATTCAACCAAAAGAATGGGAAGTGGCAGTATTCTTACCTACACACCTATTTAAAGGTGCCAAACCAACTGAGGTTTGGAAAGAATCAATAGACGAAATTAAACATAGTTAAGGAACAAAATGGCAGGCAGCATAGACAATTTTAGAAGTAGTTTTAATACAGACTTAGCAAGACCATCTAGATTTGATGTTACCATTCCTGTACCTCTATCATTGGCCAGTTTAAAAACAAGTGCTAGAAATTTAACATTTCGTTGTGAAATGGCTCAACTACCCGGTAGAACATTTGAAACTGCACAAAAGAAATTAGGTTCTGCTCCTGTTGAATATTTTCCATATCATAACAATTATCAACAATCACAAATGACTTTTATTGTGTCGGATGATATGAATGAAAAATTATTTTTTGATGCCTGGATGGAATTAATTAATCCTACTACAACGTATAATTTTGAATATAAAACAACTTATGCAACTGACATCACAGTTGTTCAATATAATTTGCAAAATCAACCAACTTATTCTTGTATTTTACAAGAAGCATTTCCAATTGATGTAAACCAATTGGATTTGGAATGGTCATCAGTAGATAGTTACCATAAATTACCAGTTGTATTTGTTTATAAACAATGGCAGAATAATTCTATTAGTAATCTAAGAGATACATTTATAAGAAATTTAATAACCGACATTGTTACTTAGTTTTGATTTGATAAAGGAGATATAAAATGGCTTTGCCAAAAATTGATTCGCCAGTATATGAACTGGATTTACCGCTTTCCAAAAAACACATTAAGTTTAGACCTTTTCTGGTTAAAGAACAGAAAAATCTTTTAATGGCTATGGAATCCGATGACAAAGAAACTATTGAAAGAAATATCCGTCAGGTATTAACCAATTGTACTATTACAGAAGGTATTGATATTGATAATCTACCCGTAATTGACGTTGAATATTATTTCATTAACCTACGAGCACGTTCTGTAGGTGAAGTTGTTGAAAATGAATACATTTGTAATAATGAAGTTGATGGAAAAGTATGTAACAATAAGATGCAAACTTCATTAAATTTATTAGATGTTAAAGTTGATATGGAAGGTGAAAATAACGATATAATCCAATTAACAGATAAAATTAGAATTAAATTAAAGTATCCAGAATTTTCATTGGTTGAAAAATTATCTAAAAAAGATTCAGCTGTTGATATTGTTTTTGAAATAGTGGCCGAAAGTGTAGAATATGTACATGACGGAGAACAATTTTATTATGCAAAAGAAACCCCAAAAGAAGAAATATTGGAGTTTATTGAATCTTTAAACCAAGAACAATTTAGTAAATTAGAAAACTTTTTTAATACATTACCAAAATTAAACAAAAAAATTGAATTAAAATGTAGTAAATGTGGGTTTGACCATTCGATAGAAATGGAAGGCCTCGAAAGTTTTTTCGAATAATATTTCGCCATGACAATTTAAGAAATTACTATAAAACTAATTTCTCCTTGATGCAACACCATAAGTATTCTCTCACGGAACTTGAAAATATGTTACCGTGGGAAAGGGATATCTATGTCGCCATGTTAATACAGTATATTGAAGAAGAAAACGAAAAAATAAAACAACAGAACGCTTCAAGAAGGTAGTAAATGGCAACAAAAATAAATCCTGAACAACGCCAAAAAAAGGTGTCAAGCCTGCTTAAGGATTTTTATGCGTTAGACGGTATTAATGTTTCTAAAAACGAAGCAGAAAAAATGGTTTCCAGAGAACCAACCGAAACTGTATATGAACTAACACAAAAAGCATTAGATATGGCAACTAAATTAATGGAAGCCAAAGGTGTTCAAAACATGATGAGTAATCCAATCATGTCATCTGCTACAAAATCCCGTAATGATATAGCTATGAATCCAAGAAATACACCGGATAATGAACCAGCACAACCACCAAAAATAAGTTCAAATAAAGACGCTAATTTTAGTGAAGTTCCTCCAAGGGTTGTTAGACCATTAAGAATGGGAGATTCTATTGCTGATATACTTGGTAAAATGTATAACTTTATGATAAAAAAGTATGATAGTGATGGTGTAGTTTTTAAAGATAAACAAAAATACAATTTAAAATTAGCCGCAATAAAAGAAACTAGAATACAAGAATTAATTTCATTATTTGGCGGTAAATATACTAAAAAAACTTTTGGTGTGCAAGAAGAAAAAAAAGATTCTTTTTTTGATAAAATGTTAAAATATGTAATAATTGGTGCCGGATTATTATTTTTTACCAAAGCAGCACTTGCAAGTGTTGAGAAAAAAATAAAAGACACTTTACCAGAAATACCAAATTTTTCAAATATGTTTGGTTTAGGTAACGCAGATAACACACCAAACGGACCAACTAAAAATTTATCACAATTAATATCGAGTGTCGAAAGCGGTGGAGATTATGACATTTATAATAAAGGTAAAGCCGGCGTTACCGGACCACCATTAAAACTTTCTGAAATGACTGTTGGTAAAATTATGGAATTACAAAGTCAAGGAAAAATATTTGCTGCAGGAAAATATCAAATAATTCCAAATACTTTAAAAGGAGCAGTTGAAACTGGTATAGTAACCAAAGATGAACAATTTAGTCCAGATACACAAGAAAGATTATTTTCTTCTTATTTAATAGGTTCAAAAAATCCTGATATAAAAAAATATTTAAATAGTACAAATCCTGATGAACAAATGAAATTTAATGCTTTATTAGCATTATCAAAAGAATTTGCTGCTTTACCTGATCCTAGAACAGGTAAATCACATTATGCAGGAGATAAAGCAGGAAATACAGCTGGTGCTACACTTTCACAAACAGAAAAAGCTTTAGAGAACGATAGGTTACTTAATTTAGAGCAAACTAAACAACAGACCAAAGAAACGGCAACACAATCAGAAAATTTAAGTCCTAAAGTATTAAATGTACCACAAAAACAAAAACAAGATGATGTAACAAAAACTCAATCTGTTTCTGTGTTAAATAGAAATATAAACAATATTAATAACGTTACTTATGGTAGTGATGAAGGTGCCGTAGAACATTCCCCCTTAATTCAAAGACAATATTACTCATAAAAAATGAACTATCAAAACGCTAGAAGAATAAGAAGAACAGGATTAGGTTCCCTAATTGTAAAACGAGCTTTTGCTGGAGAAGGATTTGGTGCTGTTGGTAGTTCCATTTCCGATAAATTTAAAGCAAGAGGTAAAGGCATACAAGAATCTTTAGACCCATTAAATTGGACAAGAAAATTAACAGGCAAAGGATGGTTTGGTGATTTGGCGGTTAATGCTGCAGGTCGTGCATTTGGAAGAAGTAATGAAGATATTCAAGCTTTTGGTGGTGTTGGTAGAAATAAAAAGAAGAAAAGAAACAAAAATCCGCAGTTTACTACGGTTACTGCCGGTCCAATAAAACCATTAAAGATGGGGGATTCTGTTGCTGATATACTTGGTAAAATGTATAACTTCATGTTAAAGACTGAACAGGTTTACAAATTGAACGATGAGATTGCTCAAGC